GGGAGACACCGTCCGTATAAAATTTGCAACCCCAGCAGATGCGAGAGCAACTGTTGCAAAAGTAAAACGTGTAAACAAACCTTTTGCACGTAAAATACAAATACTAACAGTGATGGAACAAAGAGCTAAAGTTATGGGTAAAAGCCGGGTTGCATCAATTGCTAAGAAAGGAAAAGATGCAATTAGAAAACGTCATAAATCGACTGCTTAAATTTATTAACACTAGATTACAAGCGTTGTCTATGACTGTCACGTCAGGAAGTGTTGACAGCATGGAAAATTATAAGTATATAATAGGACAAATAAACGGCCTAGAGGCAACTAAACAGGAACTCTCTAACCTGCTAGAAGATAAGGAGCAAAATGGAAAAGGAACAGTCATCGATATTAACACCAAACAATGAATTAATTGGTGTAAAAAAATCAAAAAAAGAAGAAGCAAAAATTCCTAAACCAACTGGTTGGAGAATATTGGTTTTACCTTTTAAAATGAAAGAGAAAACCAAAGGTGGTTTAGTTTTAGCTGAAACAACACTAGAGAGGCAACAAGTTGCATCACAGTGTGGTTTAGTTCTTGCGATGGGATCTCAATGTTACAAGGATAAAGAGAGGTATCCGGAAGGTCCATGGTGCAAGGTAAATGATTGGGTTATGTTTGCGCGTTATGCAGGCAGCCGAATCAAAATAGATGGTGGAGAGATTCGTCTGCTAAACGACGATGAAGTGTTAGCAACAATTGATAGTCCAGAGGACATCTTGCATGAGTATTAACATAGGAGGAAACTATGCCAGAACAAGAAAAAAAGACGGTTGATTTAGATACATCGGGTCCCGGTGCAGATATTGATATCGAAGAAACAAAAGACGAGTCTGTTATAGATACAGAAGCGCCGAAACAAGAAACAGAAAACACGGATCAAGAAACAGATAAAACATTTGAAAACGAACGAGAAACAAAGTTAGACGATAAAAAAGATAGTGAGTTAGAAGACTACAGCAAAGGCGTACAAGCTCGTATTGCAAAATTAACTCGTAAGATGAGAGAAGCAGAAAGAAGAGAACAAGCTGCTCTTGATTATGCTAGAGGTGTAGAAGAAAAAAGACAACAGTTAGAATCTAAATTTAAAAAAACAGATTCTGATTACATTAAAAAATTTGAGACAACCATATCATCAGGATTAGAAGCTGCGCAAAAAGAATTAGCAGCAGCTATTGAATCAGGAGATGCAAAAGCTCAAGTTGAGGCTAATAAAAGAATTGCAACGCTCGCGTTTGAGAATGCAAAACTTGACGCCGCAAAAGAGGGAAGAGAAAACGTGCAGGAAGAAAAACCTGTGCAAAATCTTTCTCAAGGTGGTCAGATAAATCAACCAGCTATGGACGATTCGATTAATCCGGATCCAAGAGCCGAGGCATGGGCTGCAAAGAACTCATGGTTTGGATCTGACAGAGCGATGACTTATACCGCGTTTGAGATACATAAGGATCTTACTGAAAAGGAAGGGTATGATCCTAGTTCTGATGAGTATTATGCAGAAGTTGACAAAAGAATGAGAGTTGACTTTCCGCATAAATTTGGTAATACTGAAAATAAGCAATCGGCCGCCCCTGTTCAGACAGTGGCTTCAGCTAAAAGAAGCGTAAAGCCTGGTCGCAAAACTGTGAGGCTCACACCTTCACAGGTAGCAATAGCTAAAAAATTAGGTGTGCCACTCGAAGAATACGCAAAACAGTTAAAAAACACGGAAGGAGCGTAAAATGACAAAAGACGAAAAAAATACTTCTCGTGCGAGCCAAACACGGTCAAAGTCTGAAAGACCTAAAGTGTGGGTTCCACCATCTTCTCTAGATGCACCCCCTGCACCTGATGGATTCAGGTATAGATGGATAAGAGCTGAGGTCCAAGGATTTCAAGATACGACTAATATAACATCACGACAACGTGAAGGTTATGAATTAGTTCGTGCCGAAGAAGTCGAAAACGCAAGCGATTATCCAGTCCTCGATGAGGGCAGATACAAGGGAGTGATTGGGGTCGGTGGCCTTCTACTTGCGAAGGTACCAATCGAGATCGCGAAGCAACGTCAGGAATACATGACTAAACGTCATGAAGAACGAAGCGAAGCAGTAGCCAACGATCTTATGAAGGAGCAGGATAGTAGAATGCCTATCAATGTTGACAGGCAATCTCGTGTAACCTTCGGTGGTACGAAAAAGTAATTTTAAATATCATCGATACAATTAAACCGTACTGGAGGCCGTTTTACGACGGCAGGTACATAAGGAGAAACAACTATGGCTAATAGAAGCACAACTGGTTTCGGACTTAGAGCAGCTATGAGATTGGGCAATACAGCTTCAATCCAAGGTCAATCAAAGTACGCAATCAAAAGCGGTCTAGGTGTAGGAATCTTTAAAAATAATCCGGCGTCAATCCAGCTTGCTGGCGACACTGGTTTTATCCAAGATTCAGGCTTCTCTACTACTGATGATGGTAACGATGGTGGTATCGACTTTACAAGTGCAAATGATGCACTTTTAGTCGGTGTGCACAATGGTGTATTCTTTATAGATGGCACTACAAACAAACCAACGTTCGCAAATTCAGTAGCAGCAAGCGCTACATTTGGAACAAACCCAAACACTGGTAGCACAAACGGAATTGCTTTCGTAAACGATGATCCAATGCAAGAGTATATTGTAAAAACGGATGCCGCTTGCGGACAAGCATTATTCGGACTAAACGGCAATATGAATGATTTTGCCGCTGGTGATGCCAAAGATGGACAATCAACATCAACATTCGATACAGGTACACAAGCTGTAACAGCGATGTTCAAAATCGTAAGATCCGCAGAGGACGTCGATAATGAAGATCTAACAGCAGCTGGTGCTAATATCGTTGTTGTAATGAATAGCGCCGCTAACCATTACATTAATGGAAGAGACGCTTAATAGCTAGAATAGGAGCATAAAAAATGGCAATATCACGATCACAACTAGTGAAAGAACTAGAGCCAGGTTTGAACGCACTGTTCGGCTTGGAATATAAAAGGTATGAAAATCAGCATGCTGAGATTTATACTAACGAGTCTTCTGACAGAGCTTTCGAAGAGGAAGTTATGTTATCAGGATTCGGTAACGCGCAAGTAAAAGGTGAAGGATCTGGAGTATCATTTGATGATGCACAGGAAACTTACACTGCTAGATACACTCATGAGACTGTAGCTTTAGCATTTGCTATCACAGAGGAAGCTATCGAAGATAATCTCTACGACAGACTTTCTGCTAGATACACAAAAGCTTTAGCAAGATCTATGAGTAATGCTAAGCAGGTAAAAGCTGTTGAATTATTAATCAACGGTTTACCTTCAACTGGTACATTCACATCAGGAGACGGAGTAGCTTTATTTAGTACAGCTCACCCTACTCTTACAGGTCCAAACGTTGCAAACACTTTAGCAACACAAGCGGATCTTAACGAGACGTCTTTAGAGCAGTCAATGATTGACATCTCTAAATTTACTGATGAGAGAGGCCTAAGAATTGCAGCTAGAGGACTAAAAATGATAGTCCCTTCGGAGAATCAGTTCACAGCTGAGAGATTATTAAAGTCTCAAGGTAGAACTGGAACAGCTGACAATGATATCAATGCAATCGTATCTATGGGTATGGTTCCTCAAGGTTATAGAGTGAACAATTACCTAACAGATGCAGATTCATTCTATATCATGACAGACGTACCAAATGGTATGAAAATGTTCACAAGAGCTCCATTGACAACTGCAATGGAAGGTGACTTCGATACTGGAAACGTAAGATACAAAGCTAGAGAAAGATACTCATTTGGAGTATCTGACTTCAGAGGTATTTACGGCGTAGAAGGTGCGTAATCAATAAATTTTATGGGGCCGTCTAAAAACGGCCCCATTTATCTAACAAACTGGTGAGAATAATGAAAAATTTTACAGTCAACATTTGGGCTTACGACTACCATGGTAGATTCGAAGTTATATCTGAAGACAACCCACAATCCTTAGAAAAAGCAATCCTTGACAAACTTGGAGAAAATGTTATTAAATGGGAATATCTCGGAAATTCATATGATGACCGAGTAAACAGAATAACCTATGAGGAGGTTATCAATGATAAAAGACCTATACAAGCAAAAAAGGTCCTTGGAGTTGAAGTGGGAACAGGAGCATCTATCTAATGGT